CTAGCTATTCTCTTCGCGTAGGACCTTGGCGATTGGCAAAACGTCGATCCGATCTGCTTGTTGCAAAGATTGCAGACGGTAGCGAGTGCCATCTTCGGCCACTAGGCGGTCATCGGGTTCCAGCGTGATCGACTCACTCAAAATAATTTGGTAGAGAGATCGTTTTGTAGGAGGGGTAGCAGAGGCGTTGACGATTTCCTGCTCCTCGGGCTGAATCCTCACAGGTAGCGCCGTGCAAATATACTTCCAGTCGACGATTTCTGGCCCCGAGCCATTGTCTTCCCAAACGGCGCGCTCGACATCGACGCGATCATTACAACCGTAGGCAATACGCAATTCACGGGTAACGCATTTCCAGCGTCCCAATCGCGAAAGCTGCCCGACTTCCAATACCGTCCAGCGATTCGATTGCTGGTCCACCACAAAGTCGCCAAGTTGTGGAGCCGACTCCTCGTCGGGGAGCTGAAGATGCCACACCGCATCGGCTTGCTCTGCTGCGCCGCCGCTTGGCTCTGTTTCTTGGGTTTCGACCTGTTCTCGATAAGCGGCTTTGATGGTCAACGATTTCGCTGTGCCTCGACGCCGGAGGGTCACCGGCTCCAGGCCATCGACCAGCTGTGCAAAATCGTTTTCTGGTTTGAACAATGCCATAATCAAGTAGTTCCCTGAGAACGAAATTCAAACGGTTGGTAACCGGCCAGCTTCTGGTCGCACCAATCGACCGTTCTTTGCAAGGCGTTGATGTATTCCTGCCAGGAAACTCGCTGACCCTCGATCGAGTAGCTTGGCTTCGGGCTTGCCCGTAGCTGTTCTAGCTGAGTCAATGACTGATTGCGAATAGCAAAAATCTGCTCCGTTTCGTTGGTCTTCTTGTCCGTTGGCATCTTAAATACACCTCACACAAAAGCGAAAAACAATTTTCTGACCCACCGCGGGTACAATTTCGTAACGCACCTGATAGACCTCTCCTCTCTGAGGAAATGCTTCGTGCTGACTCACGTCGATTTCGTGTCGGAAGTTGTAACCGATCGCATCGACCGTCCAGGTGGCGTCATTTTGCAAGACATCATAGATCACGGCTGTTTTATCAAGCAGCGTGTTTTCGTGTCCAATAACCGCGCGCTGGGCGCGGGGATCGGCCTGGGAGATCTCGCTGATCGTATACTTGATCGAGGCAACGGCTGCCTGATCGAGATTCACGCCCGCGCTACTCTCCACCCGGGCCATGAATGTTGCCGTGGCATTTTGAAATACCGTCCCTTGAATATCTTTCGCGACCGTCATTGGCTAACTACCTCTCCCGGAAGTAACGAATCTTGAAATTTCACACCAGCCGTCGACAGCTCTTTCTGAATTGTCGACAACGAATGACAAAGCCCCTGTCGAGCAGCGGATTGCCAGAGGCCTCCCACCAAATCAACCGCAGCATGCGTCTTAGCTAGCGGATTATTGTTAAAAAAACCAAGCACCACGGATGAATCATCGAGTGTCACAAGAACCATGCTCCTGAATAAAAAAATCTGGGCCGTGAGACACCAGGAGTCAGAGCACAACAAACAAATACGCGGTGTGCCTGACTCCTGAGTCCACATTGCGTCCGATTAACCGGTACACTTCACGACGTAGCGTGGATTGATAACCGCTGCGGCACCCCGCTCGCTCGCTTTGAAACGAAGCACAATATCGTTATTGAAATCAGCTTCGCTGTTGACCGGTGCCTGAGTGACCGTGATCGGCCAGTTTTCCATATACGCAAACGCCTTGCGGAAATCACCGATGAACCACCACTTTTTCGCTTCCTCAGCAGTCACCCCCGAGGCAACCACCCGCCGATAGGCCAACCGACTTTCTTCGACACGGTAGTTACCCAATGGGTTAGCGGCCGTCGTAGCGGTTTGCGATCCCGTGCCGGAATACGTGATTTCTTCTGCGTTAAACACACGATGCGCAGCATGGCGATATGCCGGCATCACTAGCACGGTTGTTCCGCCCACCAAAACCGGTTCACCCGTATGCGGATCAAGTATCTCTGCGAACAGCTGTTCAGCAGCATCGACGTTCGTCCAATCGATCAACTCGTTGCTCGCCAAGGTATTGACCCAAGGTCCGCTGGAGGGATAGGTGTCGAGGCTGGCACCATTGGCCTTGTAGTTGTTTGTGACGCCGATCACGAGATCGATCAACCGCTTTTCCTTATTCAAGCCCAACACTTCGCCAACTTCTGCCGCCCGACTCAGTATCAAATGCGTGCGATCGAAGAAGATGGCTTCTTTCGTCACAGGTACAATAAAACCACGCTTGGAAGTCGAAGGCGTTTCGATATAGTCTTCGCCAAACCCAAGATTGGGATAAGGCATGCCCGCCCCCACTTCATCGATCGAGTCGACAATGCGAGTGACGCCTGGGATTTTTTCGCCGTCCAGCCGTGTTGGAATATGCTGCACCAACTTGGAAACAACAAAAGCGTCCTGATTATAGGCATCCAAAATCTTGGAATAGATGACTTGCCCAGCGATATTGAGAAACGCCGATGCGTCAACGCCGTCGCTGGCTTCCATGAGGCTAACGCTACCGCTGGAGCGAGGATCGAGCATCCGAACCCATTGCCGGCCATCGGGAACCAGCGCTTCCGCCAAATCGCGGATGCTAAAATCCTCTGCCTGAAGATGCCCCTCTCGTAAGGATTCCGACAAGTGCTCGACCGTGCTGTCGGCACCCTCCAATTCATAACGTCGTTTGAGTTCACGATAGTTAAGTGTCACTGTTATAATCTCCTAGTGGAATTTTGTTGTTTCCAGAATTGCGCCTTGTCCGACACGGCATCATTCCTAAGTATCCTCGGCTCGCTTTTATGCAGCAGCCTGCGGACCGCCTCGGATTACGGTGCTAACAATATCAACGAGTACATTTCCCGCTGCGATTGGCACTCGCTTCACGCAGCGTCCAACCGCCAGATTTTCGGTAGCCACGCCGGCAACGACCTGAGCATGCAGGCGACTACCGGTCCCCTCTTCCTGGCCACCCAGGAGATCACCCACTTCAAAAGTGGCTGTGAGACATTCAAATTCAAACACGCCAGAAGTCGCCACTCGAATCGACTCCGTAGCCAGACCTGACGTACTTTGCATCGCAACACCGACAAAATTGTCGTGAAGAAACTCTTGATTTGCCGTCTGAGTCCCTTGATCCGGGTGGCTCGAAATGGGTTTCGCGTTATCTCCATCCAGATACATGAAATCGCCGATTTCGACGACCTGCCCGGCATCGACTGGCAACATGACAGGGTTCGTATCGCCGTATCTCCAGCGCATCGTGTTGGACATGGGTTTCCTCCATAGGTAAAAAATAGGTGGTCTTTGAACTTCGGCCAAAGCGTTGATCACAAAATGTCTAGTTCTGTGAAGACTTCAACGCTTCAGCAAAATCTTGCGGACTAGCTCCCCCGCTGGGCTGCAATGCCAAAACAGACATCTGATCGCGAGAACTCGGACTCGAGTGACCCAAGCGTGAGCGTTGCCATTGCGTCGTGCTGCGAACCAATTCCGCCCGTTCGGCAATTAATGCTTCCAGGTCGTCTTCGTTTGAAACATTCATCAACCACTCGACAAACAACGGACTAACCACTTGCTGCGCCTCGTCTGAGCTTTGCGTTTGCTCCTTGGAAACTGGCAACTGGTATTCGCACAGCAACTCGATAATGCGCTGTTTTTTTTGCAAAGCGGCCGTCAGTACCCGAGCTTCATCAACCTGCTCCTGCAATTGCTGAGTTTCAGCAGACTGAAGTTCAGCCAGCAGATCGGGCCGATGCAGTTGCAATGTTTCCAACGTCAAGGCATCCCAAGACGGCACATTGCCTGACGTATCGTTTGCTTTTTCGGCAGTTTGCTCAAATAGGCCTTGCGTTGTCGCCGGGTCAGCGACCAGATCGACGCTCTGGACCTTTGTGATTTCCTCGACGACGGTTGTTTCTCCATCCCGTGAAAGCCGAGCTAACACGTTGTGAGAGAAACCCACGTTCCGAGGATTGTGTTGGGCATCCCAAAGCAATTGCTCGGCGAGTGCGTGCTTAGGATTGAAATGCAAATCGCCATACAGCCCTTCCCCTTGTCGTAACTCCACATTCCGAATCACACCCAACCGATCTTGGTAGTCACGAGGAGCAAGCGGCCCTTCTTTGGGGTGATTAACATTGACCTTAGATTCCTCGTAAAGCGCCACCGCCGCGGCCAAAGCCGACTCTTGGTAACGTCGACCATTGCGAGATTCGAGACCGATCAGCTTCACGCCCCGCAGGACGCCCGCCCCTCGGTCAACGCTCACTGCCACTCCGCGTGAATCTACATACTCTTGTAACAACTGTGACATTTCGCCCTTTCCTCTGATTGAAAAAACAGCGTTGCATAAAAAAAGCCTCATTACAGATCGCTACGATCTGCAATGAGGCTCGACGGGGATACTCAGCCAACTAGGTGGCTCAAGTTCAGTGCGATACCAAAAAAACAGGTGCAAGTCGTTAGGTGTAAGTCGTTAGTGAGAAGGACGCTCCGCAGCATTTTTTACTAACAACTTACGACTAATACCTAACACCTCACTTCACCATACGGTCAACGACCACACGGGTAAATTGAATATGGCCATCTTGAATATTGACCGTAACGCTAGCCGTGCCATAAAAGCCACCGCTACAAACATTCTCGATCACTTTAACAAATTCGGTCTCTGCTTGACGGCGTTTGTCATGTTCGTTGTTGGATGCTTTTGCTCTCATGATTGATTTTAATTTAGCAACTTCCTCAGGCACATTCATTAACTTTTTTTGGCCACTCTCGTTTTCATTCGCCTGAAGAATTGGCCTCACGCATTTTCTAGACTATGCATCAAGAGATTCTTTTGCTCTTGGTCATAATCTAAACCCAGTCGCAAACTCCAGGTTTGGGGCGAAAGAATGCCATTCTCGTAAGCAATACGCTCGACCTGACACGCACGCAATTGATCGCGCGCCTGCAAAATCGGGGGCGTCACTTGAATTTCCATCTGGCGTCGCACGTCGCGAGGTAACTTACCTGCCTGGACAGCATTCTCAACAACCTGCCACATCACCGTGAGATCGTCATTCGCGAGTACCGCCTGCAATCGCTCAAACATTTTGAGAGCCGGCCCTTCGGATGCAAGCGTCGAAGCGTAGTTCGCGTTCGAGGCGTCCGACGTGAACATGAACTCCGGCATCACCAAACGTGCCGCCACCGCACGCAACTCCGCTTGTAACACGGTAACAAAGCTGCTCGCATCAAGGCCCGAGGCAGGGAAATCGTATTCCAATCCTGCCGGTGCATCGAGAATCGTACCCGGCGCGAACTGCGAGAGATGGGTCGCATGCCCGGAAGATCCTGGGCTATTGCTTGTTACCTGGCTTTGATTTGCGACAAATTGCTCGACCCCATTGCGAGAGGCACCACGATGCTTACGGATCAGCGCGATGGCCGACTGAATTTCTGCCACCGCACTCATATTGCGCAGCAATTTTTCAATCCGGCGAAGATTCTTTTTCACGGGATAGTACAATGGCAAACCGCGTTTAACATTTGCATCGACATTTGCTTTGCGATGTTGGATCGTACTCGCATCAACAAATTGCCCATCCACAAAGTACCCTAGCACCGATTCCACATCATTCGGTTCCGTCTGAATACCAAAGCTGGCGGTCGGATCATTGGCCAATTTTTGCGGTGTTTGAATCTGATCAGGCTCCACAAACCGTACACGCGTTATTCCCTGAGCATCCACAAAGAGTCGCAAGAAAACTTCGCCGTCGCGATCCATGCGACGCACAATTTCCTGCTGTCGCGATTGCCAACGATTCACGTGCATGAATTCATCCAAAATGTCTTGCACGGCAACTTCCAAATCAGCCGAGGCGTCCGAACCTTTTCGGACAGATGCCCGGTAGTAATGGCCCGAGCCGACGAGATAGCTAATGCGGTTTTCGAGTCCGTTGATCGCAAACTCGTTGGTGGCCGCCAAGTGTCGACTTTGCTGACGTATCTCGGCCAACTGCTCCGCGCTACTAAAAGGGACACTCACGCAGCCGCTCTGTTGGCCCGAAACGGCAAGGGTCTGCCACCAGCTACCGTCATCGTCGAGATAAGCCTCGCGAGGATCAACAAACATCTCCCACAAAGCGTCACAAGCTTCGCTCAAGCGGTTTTCCAAACGACTCGTATCGATCGTTGTTTCTGCCATGTTTTATTCTCCGTTGAAATCAATTCTGATTGACAAGTATTTGATCGACCTTGAGCCGTCGGCGCTAGCCGCGGGTAATAGGCTAGCAACGCTTTTTTCGGGTTCACCCGCGGCTAGCGCCGACGGCTCAATTTGGAATTTCTGGAACTGCCTTTAATCACCCACAGGAATACGGCTACCCAATCCATCATTGCACTCCTCTCCACGATATAGCTGCTCGGCCAAGCGCAGCGCCATCTCCAGCGCGTCAGGCCCATCGTCGTGCGCTCCCAAAGGAAAATCTCGCAACTGATCCACCAACAATTGTGTCGATGGGCTGGTCGATAAAAAGCGTAGACGCCGCTGTGACAAATACGGTCCTAGCCGACGGATTCGCATCAATTTGTTCACATGATTGTGAATCCCATAGGGAGCCGCGCGTCTGTTACCGCGCCGCTGGAATTCTGCTTCAAACTCCCCGGCCAACAATTCTTGATACTGATTCGCCTCCACACCAAAACTGTCGACTTGATGGCGTTCGCAGAGCGTTGCGCCATCGGCCACCATCTGCGGCGTAGGCCGACGTGCAAGATCCGCCTCGACAAACAGCACTCCCCGTTGATCAATTCCCAAAACAACAAACGCCGAATAATCTCCTTGCCTCGCATCGGCCCCCTTGCTCGGGTCGAGAGCCAAAGTTTTGAATTGCAAGTCCGTTGGCCAATCGTGAAACCATAAATGCTCGCCAAAATAATCTTCGGGCCATTCACAACGCTCGGGATCGATCGGCGAGCTTTGCTTTTCTCTCTCAAAGGCTGTTCGCCCCTCCTCGACTCGCATTTTCATCAACGTGTAAAGATCTTCTTCCTCGGGCCAGAGCACTACCGCGCCCTCGTCCATCGCTAATTGATGCTGCTGATAAAACCGATGAGCCGCAGGGCGTGCCGCAGGATTTTCGACATCGCAATAAATCTTCTCCCAGTCCGACCAAAGTCCTTCCTGTTTCGGCCAACTTTCGATCGCGCGAAACTTGCGAGATTGCCAGCCAGGCGTCTGATGCAATTGCATAGCCAAGGCGTCGCGGTGCAAGGCGGTCGCCAAATTCACCAAATTCGTACGTTTCGTCCCTGCCTTGAGCAAGGTGCCATGAAACCATTGGCGGCTCGACTCGCGCAGCGTGGCCGAAGCCATGTGTCCATCGTTCTGGAGATCGTCACAGACAATCAGCGTCGGACGGTGTTCGCGACGACGCCGGCCACGCAACCGTTGTCCCGTCCCAAACGACTCGATCACCGTGCCATTACGAAGTTGCAAAGCGGTCGCCCGCCAACGCGGCCCGCGGCCACACGATTGCGGATAATTTTGCGCTAGCAGCTCATTTTCTTCCAATTCAGTTTTGATGTTTTCCAAATGCGTCTGCGCCTGGTTCTTCGTATCCGAAACAATCCAGATATAGGGTTCCCTACCCTCAACCGCTGCACGCAGCACATAACACAAGGTTCCAATCGTTGATTTTGCGCCACCACGAGGTCCAATCACATTGATCTTCGTGCCGTGCGCCTCGCGCATCAGATCAAGTTGTTCGCCCAACCAAAGATGCATCGCCGAAGGAGCGCGAAGAAAATGGCTCGCCAGATAACGTCGGCCCCAGGCCAAAGTGCTCAAAGAGGTCTCCGAAATCGGAGTCTCTTGACTCCCTAAGCGGTCGCCCACCGACGTAGCTAGGCGAGATAGAATCCTAGCAAGAGCCGAACGAGACAAACCGTCCTCGGTACTCATTCGCTCGAATTCGCCTTGCATTAAGAGCCTATCCCAGAACCCTGCGGGAGGTGTCCAGCGGCCGGGAAAGTCGGCACCACAAAACGGTTTTGGGACGTGCATTAAGATAGTTCCGTAGGCTCGTTGTCGAATGTTTGCTCCGCGATTGCCGGCTTCTCGCATTGGTTTTTTCCCACGCTCTGAAAGAGATCGTCCTGCAATCTTTGCGCCACCTGCGTTAATCGCTCCAACAAACGGTGACGATCTTCGTGATTCGCGACCTCGCCAGCAATCGCGTCGGCCAATGCTTCGATAATCTGGCGCAACTGTGCCTCGGTAACCGCATCGGGCGCCCGTCGCGCGTAGCGTTCGGGCGAACGACGTTCCAGCCACCAGACCGAAGCTCTCCAGTGCTTCTCGTCCTTCGTAGCGTTGTGCATATTTCGCATGTGATGGAATTCGGACGTCGCCTCGGCACGCAGCAATTGCTTTTTGAAATTCTGATCCTGCTCCAACTCGTTGCGTAGCTCTGCAGCCGTCACGCCTAAGTACTTGTAGGCAGTCTCTCGATCGCAGCCCATGGAAACCATCAAGCAGAACTCGCGTTTTTGATCGTCGCTGAATTGAACAGATAGAGTCACGATAACCGTTACATTCCATGGAGATGAGCCTATGATTAGGCGCCAGTATATTCAAACGAAACAACCGCGCGCCCTGCCGAACTACGATATTGCGCGATACCGGCCGCATCACGAGTACTCGAACCACTTTTTTTTACATTCACCGTCTTCCAAATTTTAGAATGACGACAATGGCGGATCAACGCCGGATGGCTGCTCGTCACGTTCATCCGATGACCTTCGCGGCGATGCAACGAAGCAACCGCCTCAGCCGCGCGCATGCCGATCCCCATCCCTTGATAGTCTGGCAGCGTCACGATACGGCTGAATCGCCGATGATTTTTCTTCGTAATCACCGGCAGCGTCGCGCAAAACGCGACCGGCTCACCTTCCCAGGTCACCAGATAGCAACGCGCTGCCACCGATATCGAGCTGCTCATATAGTGATGTCTCGCAAACAATTTCCAAGCAGCCAGTCGGCAGCGATAGACTTCCAATTCGATACGAGGACGCCGAAGACGCCTCCGCTGAAGTTTGCCTGTCGCCATGTCAAGCACCCAGTCGGCCTCCAGCCACTCGGCCACGTCATAGTGGCAAGTCACTGCAATGAAGCGGCAGGAAATACTGCCACGCCGAATCCCTTTGGCAATCGCAGTTGAACCAGCTCGGGCGACCTGACGATCCACGACGCTAGTAAATTCGTCAAAAACAACAAGCGGCGCGCTAGAACTAGCCTCTGACGCCTGGCAACCAGCGCCTTTCGCTAACGCCTTTGCCAAATCACATCGAAAGCGCTCTCCACAACTGAGAACTTGATACGGCTTTACCCACGAGGGTGGAGAGCTAAAACCCACGGCTGTAAACAGTTCCACGACCTGGCGAACCGGTAGTTCTTCAAAGCAATCCAAGACGGCCCGATTCTCTGGCCAATCTGCCTGCCGATAAAGTGCATCCGAAAAAAGCTCCTTCGCCACGGTACTCTTTCCGCTGCCCGAAGGCCCAACGATCAACCCGACTTGCCACGCTTCTTCTTCCGCCGGCAATTCCACCGTAAATCGTTCCGTCAATTTCTCAGCCAATGGCACATCGAACATGCCCGCGACTTGTTGGACGCGAAACGAATCAAAAACCGGACACTCTACTACAATGTCAGTACTCGGCATCGGTAGCCCTCCTTGGTCATGCGCTGGTAAACTTCCTCTTGCTGCTGCTCACCGCTACACTCGATGACCACTTGAAAGCATTCAGGGATTTCAATTTCAGGCCGATTGTTCCACTCATCCCCTCGCCACTCGGTTTTCGCCAGATCTTTCTCAAGCTGATCTAACATTTCGACCACCTGAGGATGTTCAAAAGCACAGGACTGTATCAGATCGCTAACTTTCTGTTCGTCAGCCTGCGCCAAAGACGCCAAAGGATCATGGGTCAGCAAGATTTTGTCGGCTTCGGCTTCATTCACATCCAAAATGAGCACCGGCACCATAACATCCGGCGTGGTCTCTGCGCGGAGATGGCCATCGATCAGCTCCAAACGGCCTCCGTCAATTTCTCGCACAAGCAAAGCGTCGGCATAACCCACATCCGCAAGCACGCCGCGCAGCGCATCTCGCTGCGCATCGGGATGAGTCCGCCAATTTTTGGGGTTAGGCAGCAAATCACTAGCACGCACTCGGCGCAGTTCCTTGATACGATCGCGAATTTGCACTATCGGCTCCTTAGAAATTCCTTGACAACTTCTTACTCAAAGTGAAAAGAGGAAAACCACGAAAGAAACGAAACACACGAAAGAAAGGGGTTGCGAGTGCCGCGACTCAGGTTTTTTGGCCTGAATTCCTGCGGCTTAATGTCAGTATTTTTCGTTTCTTTCGTGGTTTCCCTCCGAACGAGTTTTCAGTTTGAGTTCTTGCACTTTTTAGTCACGAAGTCTCGCGACCACCGGCTGAAAGATCTCATAGGTGTCGCTCGTCCCGCTACTTCCCTCGAAAATCACCACCAATGGCACTGTGGTCTGAGAACGCTGCTGCGTTTCAATCGCAAAATGAATCCCTTTGCCAATGGCAATCCACTGTTCTGCAAACTCGACCATCTCGCTGTTGACCAAGACGTTACTCACAGAGAGGACCGCCGGATGCCCACTATTAATCGTCGCAGCAGTCAAAATTTCCTCGGCCTCTAACGCACCAGTAAGATCTATGAACAGATCACGCGTCGCGCCGGGGCTACTGATCGGGTCAAAAATTAATGTCATATCCTGCTCCTCTTTAGCTAATCGTGGCGGTCAGCTTACTATCAGTCCTAGGGATTTTTCAGCTAGCCGACGTTACATAGTTTGTAAAAAATGCTTGGCGGCTCCTATTAAACAGAAACAACATGCTGGGTATTTCCCACACTTATCACTTCCAAAGGCGTAGGAAAAACAGTGCTATTAGTACTCACAGGCAACCGATTCACTGGCAACGGAAACGTCGTTTTGATATACGCCAAATTCGCGACACGGCAGGTACGGAAAGTACCCACGCCGATTTTCGACTGAGCAGCGGGCGGTGTCTGATCCTGCAAAGCTGCAGAACCAATCGATTGGTCGTTGTATCCCCATCGCCCACTAATCAAGCGTTGGCTGCGATCGGTATCAAGCCGCAGGATATCGATCGCGTCTGGATTCTTTTGTCGATTCAGGACGTACCACAAGCCCTGATCCGATGCATAAGCAATGCCCTGACCGTCATTGCTTTGAGGCCAAAGAACATGCGAAGGGTGGGCCAGCCGTGCCGATTCATCCAGAGCATACGTTTGCCACCAAGTCTTCCCCTGCCCTGAAGAGGCTGCCGAATGCTCGGAGGCGAACAACATGCCGTGTGTAAAATCACTTCCCTGAAAGCCCCAATCCGCTTCACTCGCGTCAATTCGTCCATGAAAAACCGAAAAATCCTTGGAGAATTCATAAAAGTCACAACGGCTGTAGCTACTTCTTGTGACTCCCACATACCAACGCTGTCGGTTCGGATCGTAGGACAAAGCATTGATTGAGTCGGTGGCCAGAAACGAGGCCGTGATATCCGCGACAAGCGTCAGTCCACTCGCTAAGTCGTTGGGATCAAATCGATAGATAGCAGACCGTGGCGCCGTACTATCAAAGCGAGCAATGTAACACTGAAGCCCTTGCCCATCATTTAAGTCGACGATTTGGCAGTCGCCAAAACTGACGCCGGACACCCCACCGGCTACCACCTCTTGTTGAGTGCCGTCCAGGTCGAGCCGATAGACGGAATTGCTGGTACTATAAACCAAACCAATATCAATATGATAAGCTAACCCCTGAACACCGGCAGCAACCGAGAACGAACCAACCTCAACAAATTTTCGAGCCGGGCCGACCAACGTCTGCTGCATGACATATTCACCCGCAGCCGGATACTGATTCGTGGCAATGGCCGTGGTGAAGTTGGACCCGGCACCTGCCAACACACGACGCACTTGAGCAGCACCCGTGCCACTCCACTTGCCGAGGCGATAGTAATTCAACGCGCCTGACGCTTCGACCAACGAAGCTGGATACGCACCAGACGTACCCGTTTCCGCCTCCATCAACCATGCTTCATACGTCTCGGGCAAAACCAAATCGAGTTGAAGACCACTGTCTCCACTACCACCACCAGTAAACTCCAAGGCGTTTCCACTAGGGGCATTAGCGTCAGCAACGATCGCGGTCCCTAGTGTTCCAAACGAAGAGGTGAACTCAGCCAGATTGCCTGCTGTTGCCAATCGATTCGCATAAAGGCAAACACTCGCGTCGCTGGGATCAACCCCAGCCGCCGGATCGCCCCAACGTAGACTCAGGTGCTTAACTTCTCCCGCATGCAAATTGAACTTCACGAAAAAGATCGCCTGGGCACGGACGGAGTCATAGTGATAGAGGTAGTGCGGTAGCACTGCCCCTATATCATCAGCGAACTGCACGTCGAACAAATCCGCCCGCACCTGCGTGAAATCAAAATTATTAGCATTCAGAATAACCTTATGCGCAAAATCCTGCACCGCCGCACCGTGGGTATGGTCAACGTCGAGGAAGGGTTGTTTCTCGTAAGCAAATGGCATGGGATCTTCCAGTTCTGAAGCTACAACTACAATAAAGCCAGGGTACACGGACTGTTTGTCAGCGATCCTGAGAACGTCATTCTGTTTTTCCAACACTCGCTTGATCATGCTGCCTGCGTTGCATCGAGCTTTGAATCAACACTCGCAAATCCTTGATGTCTTCACGGATTTCTGCTTGCATCCGACGACTAATTTCCTCCAACGATTTTAGACGCGCCTTCACCTCACCAATTTCACGGGCTGTCGCAGTGCGATTGCTTGCCGAAACACCCTCTGTCGTTGGTGGAGCAATTGCCAAGGCAATCGAAGTAGCGGCCGCGCCTATCAGGGCAGCAATTAAGGTCGCGTCCGCCGGCCAACCCAGTTCCTTGCGTGGTGG